GTGAGCGTGCCCATTGCCGGGACGCCTGCCGCTGCCTCATCGATGGGGACAACCCAAAGCTCCTGCGCGAAGTTGTTCTTGGTGAAGCTCTCGACCATCATGTCGAGCATCGAGCCGTAGCCGAACAACTGACGAGCGTCGGCCTGAGACGGGACCGGGATGGGCACGTTCGCGACTGCGCTTCCATCATCGCCCTTCAAGCCGATGATAAGCGAGGTCAGGCGCGAGCGAGGATAGCCAGCCATGCTGGGATCAACTTCGACCCAGTAAAGCGGCATCTTCCAATTGCCGGGAATGGAGTTGAATGAAACGGGCATCTGCGCGGTCTCCTTCTCAAGTCAGGGGTTGGTGCGGTCGCTGACCGCCGTTGTATCGTCCCGCCTTCGTCTTCGCCGCCTTCGACAGCGCAGCGGTGATTTCGTTCTGCGTCAGGTCGTACTGGCGAATGATCTGCATGACCTCGTCGGGGTCGGTGTCATATGACGGGTACCGCGTCTCGATGTGCAGCGTGTTGAAATCGTCGGTGACCCTCGGCTCGAACCAGCCGGTGAACTCCATCACCATCTCGACCCTGATTTCGAACAGCGTCGTCTCGCCCACCTTGGCGTACTGGCTCTGCCGGTCCATGCCGGTGAAGCCCTCGACCAGCCTGACGAACTTCGGCTCGCTGAGCAGGATGTCGTCTAGCTCCGACATCATCGCTTCCAGACCCAGCAGCTTGTTCTGATCGTCGGTGTCGGCCCACTCGCCACCGGAAAAGCCCAGCGTGAGTTCGTGCTTGAACTTCGGCTCCGCGTGGTTCGCGCCCATCCCGATGCGCCGCTCCCTCAGGATGTAGACGCCCAGCAGCGGGAGGTCGGTCGGCTGAACCTGAAGCGCGGGCGTGTTGCGATAGGTCCTGAAGCGCGCGCCGAAGCCAGCCTGCAACAGACGCATCGCTTCGGTCTGCATCATGCTGGCGTAGTGGCTCATGGCTTCTGCGTCCTAAGCATCAACATCGCGCCGCCCTGACCGTCGAGGTCGCTGTCGCCAATCCAGTATTTCGAACCGAATGCCGGGTGACGGCTATCGATGATCTCTACGTGGTCGCCGCGATCAGGCGGCGGTCCCACGAAGTCCCTCACCCGAATGCCCAGCGAGGTCTGCTGGTCGGAAAAGATAGTCTCGTCCTGCATCTGCACATCGACAGGCGAGGACGAGTAGATGCCCCGGCACTCGAAAGCGGGCGCGCCGGGGTCACTGACGAGTGGCGTGAACCGAACGAGGATTGAAAAGATATCCTCGCACTTGTTGAGGACCAGTGCGTCGAAGTCGATCATGGTCCCGCACCGCCATTAAGTGTAGATGCCGCTCTGCAACGCGAGAGGTCGCGTGCAGAAGTTGAGCGCGTTCATCTGCGTGTCGAGATGAATGCCCTTGTCGTTCTGCATCGTGTACTGCTTGACGTAGCGCGGCTTGCCCAGCGTATTGACGGTCTCGACATAGTCCGCAGGCGCGAACACCGTCGCGAACAGGTTGGGCACGCCGGTCGGATAGAAGTACGCCTTGTTGGCTTCGACCATCGGCACGCCGGAAACGTATCCGCGATAGTTCGTCCAGAGGATGCCGCCGAACTCGAAGCTGCCCCACGTCTGCCCTGCGGAAACGTAGCTGCCGCGAAGCTCAGCCGCGCCCTGCCAGTTGAGGTAGGTCGCGCGGACCTCCGGTGACATGATCAGCGCGTCGAAGAAGTCGTCGCCGCAGATGGCTTCGACGCCAGAGAACATCTGGCCGTCGAGGTTGGCACCCATCGTGCGGATGACCTTCTGACAAGCCTGACGAACAGCGCCGGTCGGAGGCGTGAGACTGAACGGGAAGCTGATCGGGGCTGGCTGCACCAAGCTGTACTCGGTGAACAGGTTCAGCACCGTGCCATCGGCGTAGGTGATCACACCCTTGATCGCGCCGACGCGGGTATGCTCCTGCGTGTACTCCAGCGACTGACCGGCAAGCTGCATGCGCTCACCGACCTTCGTCATGACACTCTCGGTGCCGGTCTCTTCACCGAACGGGCGAACGCCCTGCACTTCCTCAGCCATGACGGCGTCGTTGATTTCGAAGTGAGGCACGCCCAGCATACGCATCGAACGCCGACCCTTCGGCAGCGTATGGCCGGGACCGCCGCGCGGCGTCGGGGCGATCAGTTGGAGGATGCCGCCCTGCTCTTCGATTGCCACGACCGTTGCTGAGGTCGAGGTTTCGGAGAAGATGCCCTTGCTCGAAATGAAGCCGGGGACGAATTTTAGATTGTTGATGGCGAGGGAGAGCGGCACCACCCCGAAGGCATCGCCGCGAAAGATATCCAGCATTTTCGTGTTCCTTTATGTCTTGCTGCCTGTGCGGCGAGCGGCTGAAGCTGTTCTTCTCAGGTGCGGATGATGATGCCAGCAGCGGCGAGCGTCTGCGCTGCGATGATCTGCTCGGGCGCGGTGACCGAACCCCAGACAAGGCACTTGCCGTTCACCTCAGCATCGCGAACGATGATGGAGATACGCAGACCTTCACCGGGGATGGTGCCGCCAGAGTAGATGGCAATCGCGTTGCAGTCCGCGCCGACCGTTGCCGGGACGTAGGTCGCGAACTGGTTCGCAGTTGCCTCAGCCGTCTTCTTCAACATCTGACCAGCGAGAACAGTGGCCGGGTCGGCAATGTAGGCGTTGGCGCGCGAGCGTTGGCCGTTGGCTTCCGACAGGATAAACTCAGCCGGGTGGATAGGCTCGTTCTGCGGAGTGAAGTGCGGGACGCTGTGAACGAACGGGCTGATCTCCGCAGCGCGCTCGGATGGGCTGAGCTTCGAAAGCCGCTCATCCTCCTTGATCTTATCCTCGCGTGCCTTGCGCTCCGCATCGATGCGGGCGTCCTCGACCTTCTGCCGCTCCTCAAGAGCCTGCCGCTCGCGCTCATGGACGAGCTTGCGCCCCTCCTCCATCTTCTGCGTGTCAGCCTCGACGCGCTTCTTCTCTTCCTCTTCCTGTCGCTTCGCCGCCTCCGCGACTTGCTTGCTGTTGTCGAAGCCAACTCCTGCGGCGGCAGTCGGCGCGGGCGTCACCCGGCGGTCTTCGCTGTGGGTGCGGTCGTTGTCCTTGTCAGCCATGTCGATATCTCCTCTGTTTTGAATGCTTACTTCGTGCGGGCGTTGATCTTGTCGGTGATCTTGTCCCACGCCTTCGCAGGCGGGGCAGCCGGGACCAACGGGTGATGCGAGAGGACCGACTGTTCTCCCGCTGCCAGAAGCTCCTTGCGAACCGCATCGACCGATGTGCCCGCGCGGATGTATCCGCCGACACGCTCAGGCGCGCGCGCGAGCGTGCAGAGGTCGGTGACCGACTGCACGTACGCCTTATGCTCATCGATGCCCTGCTGCTTCACAGCCTTGATGTCGATGACCTCGGCAGAGCGCGGAGTGCCGGGGGTCGGTGCTTTGTCAGGCTCACCCGGTCGCGTGACCGGCGGCTGCTCGGCAGGCTGACCCGGAGCCGGATGCTCGGGATGGGGAGAGGTCGGAGCCGGTGGGACAACCGGCTGCTCCACCGGCTCCTGAGGTCCCGGCGCAGATTGAGGCGGGTCGCCCTGCTCGGTCCCTGTCTCTGCGCGGAATTTCTCCGCAACTTTCGGAGGCAGAACACTGAGCCTCATGCTCGCTGCCAACTTCACCGGGGACGATACCTCGTCGGCATAGCCCAGCGACTTCGCCTCGGTCGCGTCCATCAGCCGGTCCTCTTTCATGAGCGCGCGAACCTTCGCGGGCGTCTGACCTGAGCGCGCGGCGTAGGTGGCTGCCATCGACTTGTCGATGCGCTGGAGGTCAGCGGCGAGCGCGAGCATGTCCTCGGCGTTACCCATCGAGAAACCTGACGCGCCATGCACCAGCATGAAGGCGTTCGACGGCATCACGATTTTGTCCGCAGCCATCGCGATCAGCGAAGCCGCCGACGCAGCAATGCCATCAACCTGAGCAGTGACCTTCGCCTTGTGGTTCTTGATTGCGTTGTAGATGGCAACGCCATCGAACACGTCACCGCCGGGAGAATTGATGCGGAGCTTGATCTCGGGCACGTCACCAAGCGCCGCAAGGCTCTCGATGAATGAACTCGCGCTCACCGCCTCGTCGTCCCAGAATGATTTGCCGATGGCGTCGTAGATCAGGATTTCAGCGAACGGGTTTTTCTTCTTGTCCTCGTCCTCTTCGTCATCCTCGACCTTCGACATCGTGAACCAATTACGCATGATCAATCTCCTTTAAGCTGCTGCCTCATCTTCGGCATCCTCGGCATCCTGTTTCTGCTGGTCCTGCTCCTCAGGGTCCTCCCCGTCAGCCGGTGCAGACGGATCACCGCCACCGAACGGCGAAGGCTTGGGTGGGCTGAAGTCCAGACCCATCCGCTCCTCGCGTTCGTGATCGGCAGCGATGCGCTTGTCGTTTTCCTCGGGGTCGAAGCCCTCTGCCTCGACCACATCGCTGCGCGACTTGAAGCCCGCCTCGACAGCCAGCTTCTCGGCTTGCCGGTCCTTCAGCGGGTCAACCCAATCATTCCGCTGCGGTATCCACTTGGCTCGCTGATAGGCGGTCTGGTCAGCGAGGTAGGCACTCTCGTTGATCGGGAATGCCTGAGCCAGCACAGCGGTGTCGAGCCAGCGCCGCCATATCGGAGCGCACATCTGAAAGACCATAACGTTATGCTGGAACTGCTCCAGCTTGCGTCGGTACTCGACAATCGAACCGCGCAGCGACGAGTAGTTCGCGCGCCTCAGGTCTGACGTGCCCAGCGAGTAGGGGATGCCCAGCGCGGAGAATATCGCAAGCTGCTGGCGGTACTGATAAGCCTCGTAGGTCCCGCCGACATCGGCAGGCTCGCTGAACGTGATGGTCTCACCCGGCAGCAGCGTCTGCATCGTCCCCGGCTCAAGACCGCTCAGCCCGATATTTTCCTGCGGCGCGCTGTCGTCCATCCCGTCAATCGGGATCACATCTTCAGGCGTCGGCGTGGTGATGAAGCCCGCGAACATCGCCGCGATGCGCTTCCGCTCAAGCTCGGCGTCGTCGTACTGATCGAGGAAGAACAGCCGGGTCAACGCCGGGGTCACCAGCGGCACACCGCGCATCTGACCGGGGCGCGTGCATTTAAAAACGTGCAGCACTTCAGATGCCGGGACGCGAACCGTCTCCGTCGAGAACGGGACGCTCTCCACCGGGAAGTCGCCGGGGTGGATTGGATAGAAGTGGTACGCCGCGCGCTGACCGCGATGATCCAACTCGATGCCGTTCATGACGAAGTTGCCGTTCTCCGCACGGCGGTTGTCGTCGTAGGGGCACATATCGCTTTCGAGCAACTGGATTTGCAGCGGCACCTTGAAGCCGTCTTCCGGCCTGCGATTGCGGAAGCGAACGAAGTACTCGCCCGCATCGAACAGTGCCCGCGCGCCGATGGACTGCATGCCGTAGAAATCCGCGATGCCATCCGCATCGCACTCGTCGGTCCAGTCGAACCATTGCTCCATGATCATCTCACGGAGTTCAGGCTGGTCGGTGAGCAGGCTCGACGGCTTGATGCCGGTGCCGATCAGGTTCGCGGCGAAGCTCTCACCGGCTGCAACGGCGTGCGGATTATTCCGCATGACATCGCGGCAGCGCGCGCGCAGCAGATCACCGGATGACGCGAGGATGGAATTGAATGTGAGCCGGGACGGCTGCCAACTCTTGAGCCGCCTGCGCTGGCGACCGCCGTCGAAGTCGGCTCGGGCTTTCTTCTCAGTCTTCACCGAGACAGCCTTGCCCTTGGGCTTCACGGTCTTGCCGGGTGGCTTCGTTGGTTTGCGAGCCATTACAACCCCTTGTCCCACGCGGTCGTCATCCTGATCTGGCGCATGCGACCGCCGCGACCCAGCAAGTCCTCAAGCTCTTCTTCGAGGCCAGAGAGGATTTGTCGAAGCTCAGAGAGCGAGCGAAACTCGGTGCGCTTATCGCCGTAGCCCGCGCTGTCGACGCCTGAAATTATAATCGACTTCAGACCCTTGATCTGCTCAGCGATTTCTTCCGGCGTTGCCGCCCTGCCCATGCGAGCGACAAGGCTCTGCGGGACTTGCACTCTGACCTGAGCATTCCCCAGCGGGGGGCGCGGCTCCGTGGGAGG